GTTAGTTTGTTAAGAGAGGGAATCGACATATGAAACTAAAGGCTTACGATATCACAACATCAATCATGCCGCATACAACGTATTGCGTCGTTGCTACTGACATTCATTGACACCTAAAAGTTAAATCAGCGATGACGATATGCAGAAACAAGGATTACTTTTCAATGACGAAAAGATTGACAGCGATCGCACGTATCAAGCCGACTATATGGCCGATAAGCGTGCCAAGGAACGTGATATCGAGATTGATCGATCACGCCAGGATCAGCGCCGCCGCGCACGATGCAAAAAGCGGCCTGATCTGTTTTGCAGGACTTATTTCCCACACATATTTTACAACGCTTTCACAAAGGATCAGAAAGTTATCATCGATTCAATAAAGCAACGAATTCTTTATTCAGGCAGAGCAGCCATAGCAGCAGAGCGAGGCGGCGGTAAGTCATCGATCACAAAGATTGTTGGCGCGGTTTGGGCGGTTGTTTATGGTTACGTTGACTACATAGTAATACTACGTGCTAATGGTGACGAAGCCCAGTCAACACTGACCGACATCAAGAATTTCTATGAGACAAACGAAAAGTTGGCTGATGACTTCCCGGAAATCTGCCACCCGATTCTGGCATTGGAAGGATCCGCACAGCGTGCCAACGCACAAACGGTCAACGGTCAGCGAACTAAGCTTAAATGGGCATCAAGAGAGATCAACTTTGCAAAGGTTGAGGGATCATCCGCATCGGGAACCGTTGTTGTTTGCCGTGGTGTAGACAGTGCCATCCGTGGGCTGGTCAAAGAAGAAAAGCGGCCAAAGCTGGTGATCTCCGATGATGTCGAGACCAGGGCATCAGCCGAATCGGTTGTTGATACGCAGCGTCGCAAAAAGACCATTGAGCAGGATGTAATGGGACTAGCTGGGCCTGGTAAGGAAATGGCTATTGTTTTTCTGGGCACGATTATCAACCGCCGATGTCTTACGTTTCAGTATACCGACCGCAAGAAAAATCCACAGTGGAACGGAATCCGGCAGCGGTGGATCAAGAAGTTTCCAAAGAATTCAGAAATGTGGGACCGCTATATCGAGGTTCGCCGCGATGACTTCTACAACGGGGATCCTACTGGCCGATCATCTTTGGGTTACTACCGCAAGAACCGCAAAGCAATGGATCTAGGTTCGCTGGTAAGTAATAAAAAGCGGTTCATCGATAAGGCAGCCCAGGACGGATCACGGCTAGAAATATCAAGTTTGCAGTCAGCATACAACATCATCGCTGATGGCGGCTGGGACAACTTCAACACTGAATACCAGAATGCTCCGCCAGAAGATGAACAGTTTGAGACATTGGGAATATCGAAGCGGATCATAATGTCGCGAACCTGCGGTATGGCAAGAGGTCTGGTTCCGTTCTGGGTGGAATATCTGACCGCTGGGATCGACATCGGGCGTCGACTGCTGCATTACACCGTCGTTGGCTGGACGGCAGGAATGGTTGGTCAGGTCATTGACTATGGAACTGAACCAGTCTTTAGCCCGGATGGAGATCATAAGTCCGAAGATGTTCAGCGTGGCATTGCCGACGCGGTATTGCTAGCGTTGCTGCAATGGCGGGACAGTGCCAGGGATAACGGCTGGCCTGCCGAAGATGGCAACTCGATTCGTCATCTTGATAAGGTTTGTATTGATGCTGGTTATATGGACGCTGCAACTTACGCGTTTACTAGGTCAGACACGACCAGGACTTGCGTTGCCGTAAAGGGCTATGGGTCAGCCCAGAAGACAAAGTTCCGGATGGTCGGCAAACAGATCAAACGAGGGTCACACTGGTTCGGATCATGGCAGTCAAACGACAAAGTCTGGCTCTACCACGTTGATTCTGATTTCTGGAAGCAGTTCATCCACAGCGGCTTTCTGCTTGACCCTGGCCAGCCCGGTTCAATCGTTGTCTTTGGATCAGACAGAATTGTCCACAGCGAGTTTGCCAAACAGATCTGCGCGGAACAATGGGTTAAAGAGTTCAAAAGCGGCAAAGGCTTCATTGATGGATTCCGGCAGAACTACAGAAACAACCATTTTCTGGACTCGACACAATATGCCGCCGCCGCCGCTGCTATAGCCGGGGCTAGATCTCTGACCGTTGATGCACCTGGTCAGCCAAAGCGGAAAATATCGCTTCGCGAAAAACAAAAAGAAATGAGGAACAAAAGATGAGTATCGGCTGCGGATGTCCTAAGTGTGGTTGTAAGCGGTCGTTCGTTACGCATACCAGGCCAATTCCGTCAGGTGTTCGGCGGTATCGGGTATGCGGTAATTGCGGTAAAAAATACAGAACTACTGAAAAGGGACCTGAAAATGAAAGATAAAAAAGTAAACGGCAGATATTGGGACTTTGGCTGGCAACTTGTCGAGGGGTGTACGAAAGTATCTCCGGGCTGCGATAACTGCTGGTCGATGGCCAAAGAAAAGCGGTTCAGAAAAGAAAGCGGTATTGTATTCCACGATGAACGGCTTAACAGGCCGCTAAAAAGAAAAACACCGGCAAGCTATGCGATATGGAACGATCTCTTTCACGGAAGGAAACGTTTTATCTGATATTCATGCCGAGGGCCGCAAAGATGCGCCTGAGCTTGATAGAACCGATCTCGGTGCCGTTGAGAAAATTGTAAACAGTCGACTTCGATACTCCTGACATCTCAGAAAGGCGGTGCGGATTTATGCCAGTGACGTGCATCCGCTCAAGTACTATCTCGCGGATGTCATCGTCACGGTCGAGACGGTTGAAGTAATCGACAAGAAATCTTCCAGCCTGATACATGAGCTTTGTCAGCTTTGCCGCATCGGGTTCGGCAGGCTCGAAAAACTCAACATTGACTGACTCATAGCTGCCGTCGTCGTCATTATCGTCAAACTCGATCAGCAGACGAGGACTTCGGCAGTGCAGGACAAAGCTGGTGTTGCCCGGTAGATCTTCGCAGTACAGGAACTTCGGGAGCTTGTTTTTGTTTTGAATAACCATGATTGACCTTTTTTAAAAGCCCTATTGTTAAACAGCGTTAAATTTCGCTTCAAATTCCTTTGTCAGCGTGACAAAGGTGCCAACGCCTCTGTTGTGATGGGTAAAGGGAGCGACGTTCCACTGATGCAGCAGGCATCGGTTATTCTTTGGCGCGACAAATTCGACATAATCATCATTAAACAGCGATTTAATAGCAGCTACATGTTCCTCGAAGGCATCCCAGTCAGTATGTGAATTATCGTTATTCTCTTCGGTCTGCTCAAATCCGCCGTAAATTTCCAGCCATTCGCCGTTCGAGCAAACCTCGAATTCCGGCTTTGATTCACTGATTATACCGGTAAACGCTTCGGTTAGGTCGGCATACCAATTGTCTGGTTCTTCTAATACCGCGTTGGCATCGTCGAGCGAGTTGAGGACAGCCTGCGTTTCATAGATCGAACCGCCGATTATGACGAACTCGCAGAATGGTGAAATATCTGTGATGGTGATGCCTGCTTTGATCAATTCGGCGATGTCGTTGTCATGTTTGCTTTGTGTCTCTTTTTTGTAAGTTTTCATTTTTGTTTCCTTTCGTTTTTTTTGTTGTTATTAACGTTCGCTTCCGAATAAAGTATACTTCCAGAATTTGGGAAGTCAAATTATATTCCAGAATTTGGGAAAGATTTATTAAAAAACGCCGTTTAACATACAAAAAACGAGGAAAATAATATTAAGAAAAATAATAATAAAGCCACGGATAAACACGGATTTCACAGATTTGCCGATGCCTTATCGTTATTAGTCGACGACAGGTACACTAATAACGCACAGTAAACCCAGCCCTTTTAAGATTTAGTGCTATATGTAGCATACAATTTTTTTTAAGGCCAGTTTTTTGTAGACACAGGGATATGGGGCATATTACTCTTGAATTATGGCAAATGATAACGAAACACTAATCACAGCGATTAAAGCGGCGATCACATCGTATGCAGGTCAACCTGGTTCAGTTACGGCCAACGGTCGAACGGTAATCTACCGAACGCTCAAAGAGTTGACCGATGCAATGGAATCGCTCGAGCGGACTGACACGTCCGGGCCAATCAGGTCAAAGGTCAAGTTTGGTTTTTTCAGGCCTGGCGGCATTAAGTCGGAGTTGTAACAATGATCTTAGATCAATTTGGCAATTCAATTGAGCAGCCTAAACCGCAAGCGGTCATAGTACGTAAGCGCAACTATGATGCCGCCAATAACGATAGGCATACGCAAAAACATTTTCTGACCGCTGACAATCGAGATGCTGACAGCCTGATAGCGGTAAGCCTGGAAACACTACGCAACCGTGTTCGCTATGAAATCAGAAATAACAGCTACGCAGCCGGTATCGTTGATACCAAAGCAAATGATATTGTCGGCATAGGGCCGCAATTACAATTTACCGCTGGTTCCGAGGCGTTCAATAACGACGTGGAATCAAAGTTTGCGCAATGGTGCGCCGATTGTGATATTCAGGGCCTACAGTCATGGGCCGATATTCTAAAGCTGGCCGCCTCGCGCGGTCAGGATTCTTGTGGTGAGGGCATAATTGTTCTGGTCTTTGATAATCGAAACGGCATTCGAGGGCCGCGTTTGCGATTGCAAACGGTCGAGCCTGATCGGTTGCATACTCCGTTTTCTCTGGCAGGGGCTAGCGAGATACGCGGTGACGGCAAGATCAATCAGGGCATTTCCTTTGATGAGTACGGCAGGCCATCGCTTTATTATATATCAAAGAAGCACCCCGGTTCAGACTCATCGACCTACGGTCTTACGCCTTCTGATTATGATATGATCCCTGCTGATCGTATTATTCACTTGTATCGGATGGATCGTCCAGGCCAAAGCCGCGGCGTACCATGGCTGACGCCTGCTATTTTGCTGTTTGCGTCATTACGGCGATACACAGCAGCGACGGTTGATGCTGCTGAAACAGCGGCTAACTTTGCAGCGGTTATTAAGTCAACCGGTGGGCTTACCGAGGACGCCGCTGACCTTGAAGAAATGGAAACGTTTGACATCGAACGCAATATGCTGACGACCTTGCCGATTGGCTGGGAAATGCAGCAATACAAACCAGAGCAGCCGACATCGACTTATGCCGAATTTAAAGCGGAGATACTTAACGAGATCGCTCGCTGTTTGAATATGCCGTACAACGTGGCTGCGGGGAATTCACAAAAATATAATTATGCCAGCGGCAGGCTGGACTGGCAGAACTATTTTAGGTTTATCTCGACAACGCAGGCCTGGGTTGAGCGGCAGGTTTGCAATCGTATATTTAGGCGATGGCTGGCCGAGGCAATGTTGATACCTGGTTATCTGTTATCGCCTGGCAAGGCTATTGATCTGACCGACGCAAATATTAAGTGGTATTGGCCGGGACAGGAACATGTCGATCCGCAAAAAGAAGCCAACGCACAAAAGACAAGGCTTGAGATCGGGACAACCACGCTGGCCGCTGAATTCAGCAGGCAGGGCAAGGACTGGGAAAAAGAACTTGAACAGCGTGCCCGCGAACAAAAGAAAATGGTAGAACTTGGACTGAAGTTCGGTTCGCCGCAAAATACACAGGGAGCAAATAATGAACCGCAAAAAGACGAAATCGACGACGAAGATGAAGACGAAGAAGACAACAAAGGCGAACGATCTATTCGTCCGCGACTTATCGCCGTTAGATGATATGACCGTTCGCGGCTATCAGGTTCGGTTTGATACGCTCAATGAAAAGGAGCGTACGGTGGAGGCTGTAATCGCCACAGAAACACCGGTCGTTGTTTACGACTATAATCGTTGGGAACCTGTTTGCGAAGTATTGCTGATGAGCGGTGTCGTGCTGCCTGAAAACCGACAGGTTCCATTGCTTGACAGCCACAACAGATCATCCGTCGCAGCAATAGTTGGGTCAAGCCGGAATGTCCGCGTCGTTAAAGAAAGCCTTGTGGCAACTAACCACTATGCAAACAATCAGTCTGGCGTGTCGGCGTTTGAGCTGATGCGGGATGGGCATTTGACAGACAATTCGGTTGGTTACAGGGTGCTGAATTATACCACTATCGAAAAAGGCAAAACCAGTGTGGTCGATGGCCGCACGTTCACAGCGCCAAAAGATCGAGCGTTGAGGGTTTCGACCAGGTGGGAACTAAAAGAAAACTCGATCGTCCCGATCGCGGCTGACAGTAACGCAAAAAACAGAGCAGAAAACGAAACGGCTAACGCTGGCCTGAAACAGCGCAATTTAAAATTGTTCAAGGAGATTCGAACCGTGGATTTTGAAAAATGGCTTACAGAACGAGGATTCAAACTCGAAGGTCTTTCTGATGACCAAGCCGCCGCGCTAAGGGCCGATTACGATAAGCAGCAGGCACAGACGCGGGCGGACAACGTCGAAGAACCAGACGAAACCCGAAACAATCACAACATTGGCGAGCAGATACAAAAAGGCGCAGAGCTGGAACGCAGCCGCGTTGCGCAGATCCGCCAGCTCGCTGACGGTTCAGCGATACCGGATGAACTGGTTGAGCGAATGATAACAGATGGCAAATCTGTTACCGAGGCTCAAACCGAATTCTTCGGCGCTCTGCGAACCGCACAGCTCCGAGCCGGTGTTGGTTCAGCACCGATGGGCATCGTGCGAACCCGTCAGATCAACACAACGATCCTGGAAGCTGGCCTTCTTCTTCGCGCTGGCATGGACGATGCTGTTGTCAAAGTGTTTGGTGAACAGACGGCAAATCAAGCGGACGAAATCCGCGACATTGACCTGCGTTCAGTTTGCGCAGAGGCCCTGTCACTTGAGGGCAGGACTGTTCCGCGAGGCCGCGATGAGATGATACGTGCTGCGTTCTCAACACAATCACTGCCAACTATCCTTGGTAACGTTGCCAAAAAGAGCCTGATGAAGGGCTATAATCTGGCAGGCGCTACCTGGGACGGCTGGACAACGCCCGGAACAGCAAGTGATTTCAAGACGATGACCAGAGTTCGCGACACTGACACGGGCGCTCTTGAAAAGGTTGCCAACGGCGGCGAGATCAAGTACGGCGGAACCAGCGAAGAAAAAGAGCAATTTAACGTTGACACTTACGCCAAGAACTTTGGCATAAGTCGTCAGGACATCATCAACGATGATCTGGGCGTGTTCACGCGTAAGCCTATGAAGATGGGCCAAAAGGCAATGGCAACAGTACACAAGCTGGTATACACACACTTACTGGCCAACGGCAATATGGACGACGCTACGGCATTGTTCCACAGCGATCATGGTAATCTGAACACAACATCGCCGCTGGGAGCGGATAAACTTGCCGCCGCAATCGCGGCGATGCGTGTTCAGGTTGACAGCGATAATGAGCCGATCAACATCGAGCCTGCATATCTGATCGTGCCGCCGGAACTGGAGAACCTTGCCCGCGGCCTGCTTGAATCTGATATGATTATGGCAACCGACGGGTCTGCTTCGACAAAAAAACACCCGGTCAAGAACATCTTCAAGGGGCTGATGACACCGATTATCGATCCGAGATTGTCGAACTTGACCTATACCGGGTATTCAGCAACGACCTGGTATCTGGCTGCGAACGGCACATTCTGGGACACAGTTGAAGTTGCGTTCCTAAACGGCAAGAAAGAGCCGACGCTGGAACGGTTCAATGCTGGCCCGGACGTTCAAGGATTGATTTATCAAGTGTACATCGACTGTGGCGTCAAGAGCCTTGACTGGCGGACCCTGCAGAAAAACACTGCATAAATTGTCATCTTTTCCTCTTGTTGACTGCCCTGGCTATATATGGGGCAGTCAACATAATAAAACTGAAACTCAAAAAAAGGGTTAAAAAATGAAAGCAGAATTTTATAAGATCGGCGATGTTGTAGAGCATACGCCGTCATCAGCATTAACGGCTGGAAGCCTTGTCTTTATTGACGACAAGTTTCCAGCGGTTGCAGTCCAGGATATTGCCGCCAATACACCCGGCAATGTCAGGATCAAAGGAATCTTCAAGGTTGAAGCCGCCGCTGTTACCGGCGATGTCGGTGATCCTATCGGCTGGGACCTAAACGGCAGTCCTTACGGAGGTGAAGCAAGCAGCGGTGCGGCAACAACTACGCTGGCATCGGCAGATCACTTTCTGGGCACATTGGTCAAGGAGCTTACTGCGACAGACGGTTACGCTTATGTTCTGTTTAATGAGTTCATGGCAAAGGCATTGGTTCACGGTGTACCGGCGTAAGTATGACGATCTTTTCGGACTTTTTATCGACCGCCGATGGGCCGGTCTTTGATACATTTGGCGTCATTGGCAGCTATACCGATTTGGCGGGCAGCACAACAGACAACTTTGGTATTGTGCTTGGCGATATAGCTGTCGATGAGGTCATTGACGAGGTTGGCCGATGCTTCTTGTACGAAGTTGAAGCCGTTATCAAGAAAGCTGACATTGCATCGCCTGCCGCAGCGATCAATGGTACGCTTACGATAAATTCTATTGTCTGGCAGATTGTCGGTGTGGTATCCGAAGATGAGACCGCCGCAACCTACAGGCTGGATCGCAGAGACGACAAACGCCGGCATAGTGAAAACAAATATATTCGATGACGAGGGCAACGTGGGCGAAGAATCAAAAACTAATTGGAAATGGATTGGTTTCTCAGTCGGGGTAATATCAATTTTATTGTTTGTATTTTCTCTCGGCCAGGCAACCGCAAAACTGAGCATCGAGACAGGCGTAATTAGCAGTCAGGTCAATTATAATGCGCAGAGCATCGAGGTCATCAAGACTGACATTGCTGCGTTCAAAACAAACCAGGCTGTCATTAAATCATCGCTTGTTACTCAAACAGAGCTACTCAAAGAGATCAAGCAGGACCTAAAAACAAGTAGGAGCTTATAATGTCATTGATATTTGAGTCTAACGGTAATTCTGCAAACGATCTTGTATCGGGCAGCCCGCTTACGTTTGCCCGAACAACGGCAGGGTACAATAACGAAGGAACATCGTTTGCAATTGACACGGTGCGCAAACAAGCCGAAGTTTATGTGCCCCCGTTTGAGTTCACAACAGTCCTGGGCTTTGACGCTCGTGTTACTGATGGATACTGGGTGTATGGTCTGAAAAACTATAACACAGTTTGTAAGACTTCTGATGGCGGAAAAACATTTATTACTTTAAAGACTTTTGACCGGTCGCCAACCCACATATTCGTAACAAGTAAGGGATCTGTTTTGGTTGCTACAAGCAAAACAGTTGCTGATACCTCTGGCGAGATGTGGAGAAAGCCCGCTGATTCAAGTACATTCACAAAAACCATAGAAAGCGGCTTCCTGACCGACCAGGCTTCAGTGCCGCAGTGGACCGGAATTCAGGAAGTCAACGGTACTATCTTTGTAACTGAGTACAAGAGTACCTTAGTTGATAACAACGCCAGATGTGCGTATGTCAGCTATGACGATGGAAAAACTTTTGTTAAAGCGTACCATCCAGCTTATATGGAGGGAAGACATTCGCACTGTATTGTCGGTACGATGGAAGGAGTTATACAGGCTTACCTTGTTTACGGCGATACCTATCCCGCTCTTATGCGGTTAGTTGACAGTGGGGATGGTACATGGGGGGCAACGCAGGTGATATTACCGTACACCAGTATGCATCCGACCAGTGGCGTATGGGTTCCAGCCGGAAACTGTATCCTTTGGGGTTCGGACGGTGCAGCACCGATGGGTGTTCTTAAGCAGGACTTGTCTGATGATTCCATCTCAAGAGTCTTAGCGATTGATGTCAATCGTACCGACAGCACGTTCTACAACAGGGCGTATAACTTTTTTGGATTCCGACAAGTTGCAAACAACTTTTATGCAGCAGCCTCTTCCCAATCCACAGGGTTTGGTGCTTATACTGGAGCATGGGCCAGCGGGGACATAGATCACTGGACGAAAATTGCTAATATTGCCAGAGCGACAACCGATGTGATAAGAATTGCCGGAATTGATTCTGCTAATAATGTTTGGTTTTCGGCGGGGCAGGATAGCTATTACCTGCCAAACGTACCGATTGTTTATAAGCAAGGGATGCTGCTGGAAAAAGAGAGCGGTAACGTTGCTGGAAACAACCCAACAGCACAGTCAACAACGGTCGTAGACAACACCTACAACACAGATAAATGGGTCGGCTATCTCGCCGGGAATTGTGCTAGATGGCAAAACGACACAGACCCGATCACGGCTATTAAGTATATCGATTTAGGTTATAATTTAGCCGCTGATGCGGTTCCAGGTCGGCAATATGTATTTAACGTTCGTGTCAAAGGTCAATTCGGCGACGGGGCCGGAAATAACAAGGGCAAAGGAACACTCGTGTATTTCACCAGCCGAATTTATGATAACGAAAACGGAGCTAATAATAACGAAGAGCGTCTATCAATTTGGGTATTCCCCGATCGCTGGTCGGAATATACGATGACAGTTGTAGCGACTGCCGACGGCGTTGGAACGCCTACTGCAACGAAAACAAGGGCAAGGGCATGTCTCTATGCCGAGGCCGGAGCGGATCCGTTAGACGCTCAATTTGACATTCTTATCGATGGAGTTGCCTTCTCGCAATCTATTGTTCCAACGGAGTGGCATGGCCAAGCAGCCGCACGTGGGCATGACAAGCTATCATTTACTCCGGCAACATTTCCGGATTCGTGGACTTTTGTCAGTCAGTTTGTTCTTACGTTTGGCGATTACGATACGGCTGGAGAATCGTCTGGGGAAGACATTAGCTTCATTTATCTGGCATCGGTCAGTGAGGATGCAGACAATTATGTTGCTGTCGTTTATGACGTTTTTGGCCATAGTTTTGTATTGGTCAATAAAGTTGGCGGTTCAGCTACCGCCGCTATATCTTCGGTAGTAAAATTTGATCGAAACCAAAATTGCACCATATCCTTATCAAAAAGTGGAACAGATGTTTATTGCAGTATCTGGCTTGGTGGCAAGAAGATTACATTGGACCATTCTTACGCAACACAAACCTTCGCGAACCTGTTCTGGGGTTCGCATCCATCCGGCACGCAGGGCGGATCTATAGTGCTTATGGGTTCGAGGTTATATGACACCGTGTTGACCGCAGACGAGGTACTTGCGGAGGTTGGCGGCGATATGGGGATTGAGTATGCGGCAGCAATTGCTGTTGGCGGTGGTGGTGGTTCAGGTAGATCATTCGGCGGGGCAAGGGGGAACGGATGACACTGGCAGCGTCCGGAAATATTGGCAAGGCTGTTGAGGCATTGCAGAATCTGCTTGCAAATTCGTCCACGTTTAAAACGGCAACATCGTCAGCGACGTCAGCGGCGGCAAAGGCACATATCTATATTTCTGAATATCACCCTGACACATTCGTCAGGCCGTTTGCGGTCATATTGCTTAACGGGCTGTCGTGTGATATGGTGGCTGCTCAAAGTTATTCCGCGAGCGGCACGATGACGCTTTACCTGGAACGTGCGATCAGTGAGGCGTACAAGTCCAGCCCTGGTGAGGCGGAGATCGAGTTCCTGAATTTTCTTGATGGGATTATTTCTGACTGTCAGGGCTTGTCCGGCACGCCTGGTTACTTGCTGACGCGGTCATGGACTATCGCCGAATCCGCCCAGCGGATTGATGACGAAAATATTTATTATTGTAAGATCGACCTGGCCTGGGGCCTGGCAAATTAAAAGGGGCTTTTGAAATGGCTTTGACATTACACACAATATCAAGCGTTAAGACAGGTTCGACGGTAATAAACCAGATTCTGTCATCGGGATTCAGTCCGAATCTTGCTAAACTGCTGCTTACAGGTTCCGGCCTTGTCAGCCCTGGATTCGTGGGGATCCCCGGTGCATCCCCGGAAATATCATTTTCGACAAACGCAATCAAGGCAGCACTAAACGCATTTGTTACATCGGCTGACCCTATGGATGGTGTTGCAATTGCAGCGTCAAACTTTGAGTTTTACCTGCAAAAGATCGCCAACACAGGAACAAGAGCCACAGGATCGAATCATATTAAGGCGACGGCACTGGCCGGTCTGGTTTATCCTGTTTCGCTTGAAATTCCGCACATGGGAGCTGCGACATTGAATTACCGCGGCGTATTCACGTCGTCTGATGGATCCACATCGCCGATAGCATTTGCTGGCAGTCAGGCACTTGATGCAGGGGTTCTTGTAGCTGCCGAGGCGTATGTTCTCGGCGGTATCAGTCTGAACGGAACCACGCTGGACGGTGTCAGTAATGTTTCGGTTGACTTTGGGAATCAGGTTATTGTTGATGGCGGCAGCGGCCTGCCATATCCGACACACGTTGCGATCATAGCACAGCGGCCATCGATCAGCATATCGACAAAGGATTTGGATGATTTTGTCAGCTGGGGACTGTTGGGGCAGGCCCAGAGTGAAACGGACTCTATTATAACGCTGACTGCACTTGAAAATGCCGGAACTCTGGATGGGGCCAATCAGATCACACTGTCCATCGATGCAGGGCTGATGACTTACGATGGGTTCAGCGGTTCCGATGGTGATCGGGTTGCCGCATCGGTAACAATTACGCCGACGTTTGACGGCTCAAATAAGGTTATCGCTTTCGGGGGCCTGTCTTAATGAGCCAATTCCTGTATGCAATCCGACCGCATGAGATCGAAGGGGTAGCAACGCTTCGTGATCAGTACCTGGTTAAGATGATTCGGCCCGGATATGAGGTCAGGTCATCGTCTAACGGCCCGGCTGGAACCTGTTCGATTATCTGTTCTGACGGCAGCGACCGATGCAGGTATGATCCTGATGCGCAGGTCTGGACAAAATCGGTCAGCGGTGATTGGTGGGTCGGTTATTACAAGTCCGAGAAACTACCGACTGAAAAGGAACTCCGGCGCAAGACCATGATGGAAGGTCATAAAATCCCGCTGATCGATGGGCAAGAGTGGATTGTCCCGGCAATAAGGTTGCTAAATGGCGGTTCAGGCCTACCGGAATCAATCCAGATTGACGATTGCGGTAAATTCGTAACTAAGGCCCTGTCACAGTATGAACGCATTAGCGGGGCAGCAGAGAGGCTGTTTCAGGATTTCAGGATCGAGGCAGGCATCGATCCTGGCGAAATGACACTGGAAGCTAACGACCGGATTGGCCTGGCAATCGATGCAATATCGTTAAACTACTGCGTCGGCATCGATGAAGTGATGATCTTATCGCTGCTTACAACGACAAATCTGTCGTCGATCATGTCAGCGATACTCGACTTACCTAGCCTACAAAAAAAAACGGCTGGCGTCAGCTGACTCTTAAGCGCTGGCAGGCCGGGCACTTTAATAGCTACTGTCCGACAGCAGCGGACTTACTTTGGCTTGAGTTTGGAAATGATTTCTCTAACGTTATCAATTGAGGCAGGGCCGGATACAAAGTTGAAACACTTTGACAATGCGGTTACCGAAGCATTAAAGCAGGCTGTTCGATCATGGCACAGCAGCACAGCACCGCTGCATTTTAAGCCTGGGGCGGCCAGGAAGTACGGTTACCAGCCGCGGTCAAAGAAGTATCAAAATTATAAAAACCGGCTCGGCAAAGGGCCGCTGATATTTTCCGGCAACGCTAAGCGGCAGTTGTTGCGGGTCATTCGCCCTATCGGGACAAAGGGACACGTCAAGGGCAAGTTTGTAACATCGCCGTCCGTGCGGTATTTCTGGATGCAAAAAAGAGGAGACCCGCCGAAAGGCAAAGAGCTTATCGCGGTTACAAAGTCCGAAGAAAGAGCGCTTGGAAAAAATGTCGAGGAAATGACGATCAAGTATTTGGAAGCTATTAAAGAGAAAAGGGTTGTAAAATAATGGCCGGAAAACTTGACTTTACAGCGTCAGCGAATACTGACAAGGCCCTGGCTGATCTCGCAAAGGTCGTCAATAAGCAGGAACAAATGATCTCCAAGTTGAAACAGCAAAACAGCGAGGCCAAAAAAACAACTAAGTCGTTTGAGGATATGGATAAGCCGATGGGTTCTATCGTCGGTAAGGTCGGTGAAATGGCCGCAGGCTTTTTGACCGCACAGGCAGCGGTTGGTGTACTGCGGTCAGGTGTGCAGCTTCTTAAAGACGAGTTTGCCGATTACCAGCGTAAAACAACAGCCGCCGCAAACAGTCAGTTCGGGTTTAATCAGGCCGCGGTTGAGACAATCCGAAGTTATTACGGTGTCTCTGATCCCACTGGCCAGCAGTTAGATAGACAGGTAGGTCAACTTCGAACTGGCGGCCCTGCAAACGCGACGCCAATGCAAAAGGTTGAAATGCTCAATGCTTTTGGCGGCGCCAATCCATCCGCGCCGTGGGAGCAAGCTATGTCAGCGATAGAACTGGCTGGTGGCCCGATCAGTCAAGCTGGCAGGGTCGAACGGGCTGGAATGATCGGGCAACTGGGAAGATTCTTTCCTAATAAATCAACCGACGATATGGCTGATCTTGCTGCTTTAATGACGCGGGATGCGGGAGAACGTGCAAGTCAATTACCGCGAGCGATGCAAGGGATCGAAAAACTGCAATCAGTCGGTGTCGATCCCGAAATTGCAATGTCACGTATTATTCACGGTATGCAAAAGAAAATGAAACCGGCAGTTTTTTCGACAATGGCAACCAACCTGGTTGCAGCGATGGATCGAGCTGACTCATTTACAAAGCAGCCGGGAAAACCGCTGACGGAATCTGATAAAGCATTGATGTCGATCAAAGGTATGACCGGTAATGAAATATTGTCCTGGGCAGATACAGCATCGGATAGCGATATGGCATCTGTATTTGGAACCAGCCGTGCGCAGTTGTTGCCAATGTTTGGACCTGGTGTTGGTACTGGGGGCCTTACTGCGATGAATGATGCGATGTCGTCGAATCTTGCCGCGACGGAGGCGGCAGGACTGCGAGCCTCCGGCACCGGCGGTATGGTTGCCGCGACAGAGCAGGGCCGGGCGGTTGCTGCTGGTGTTGGGCTTATGAGTCCAAGGTCTGGGGGAACGGGGACGATCCGCGGCCTGTTTGAGAGTACGCTTTCTGACATCCCAGGCATTGGAAACCTGCATCGCAAAGCGATCATGGGCCAGCTTGAAGCGGGCATGTTGGCTGGTGACGCATCCGATGCGGCGGTTGGGATCGCTGAAAGATATGGCCAACGGTACATGAGAGAAACGATACCGGGCTATGGGTCCGGAATGGGCTTTGACGTTGGCGAGGTGTCAGTCCCTAATCCAGACTATAACCCGGATGCAGCTAAAGTTTTTCAGGACCTAAAACAATCGATCGAGAGGCTGGCAGCTTCGATTGATAAACAAGAAGCTAATCGAATAGCCGCAGACATTAGCGCAGGGATGGATTAAATGGCAACAATTGGAGCATTGACATTTTTGAAGATGGCAGGGCCAAAGATACCGCAGCAGGCAATCGCGGTCAGGATGGTTGACCGTGTTGGCGTTGATGGCAATGCTTTTCGGTTCGACGCCAAAAAAGTACCAGAGATAGCCGTTCAAACTGTGCAGGCCGTTGGTTCTCTTGCTGCTGCTAATTTGGCCCCTGACATTTACGCTTCCTACATCGGCAGCTATGTTACGGTGGTTGATGATCTGGGGCGTAATGTCTCGTCGGTGCTGGTTGTCGATGCGAAAGTAACGGGATCAAGTGTCTGTCAGGTATCATCGCCAGCAGGCGTTGCGGCGTTGGTAAGCGGAATATGGATATTAAAGCCAACCACGGCGGTATAAATGGCAGAACTGCAAAGATATTATTACACAGTGTACACTAAACGGGAATGGTTGTCTGGCTGGATGAAGCAGCCGTATATAGAACCGCTGTCAATATTTACGTCTGTCAGCCCAGGTGTCAGCCGCGCCCAGCTTGCGATCAGGTTTGGTGCTGGTAATTGGGAAGATGGTAACCTTATGGTTGACGCTGGCAACATGGCCGATCTGACGGATAATTATGTAGCTATAACCGCAAGTCAATCGCCGCTGCTGTATGACGAGAAGACGTTATTTATGGGGATTCTGGGCCGCATGGAGTTTGCCTTACAAGGTCAAACATCAAGGGGCAGATCGTCAGATCAGATTCTAAATGCCTATGGCCTAGAAACACTGCTTGAAACCAGAATTACCGCGGCCTTTGTCGAAGACGTTGCTACCGGCCAGCTGACAGAGATAGGAACCTTGCCAACGTTCAATTCGCAGACGGTCAACAATGCTGTCGAAGGCAATATGTCAAAGTCTGACTTTAAGTTCTACAGTCCAGCCTGGAACAATGACTATTACACACGTGTTTTCGCAGGCGATAAATCCACGACCGACCAAACCGACGCCTGGTCGATCTATGATATGATCGTTTACCTGACGTATCATAACCAAATACCCGATGGCGTTGGCGGGCCACGTATGGGCGTTATGATCCCGCCGCGGCTGGTGGAATACCTCAAGACCCAGATAGGTGTTTTTAATTTTGGCGAAATGACAACTCGAAACGCATTAAATCTGCTTGCTCATAGATCAAGGGGGCTTTGCTGGTGGGTTGAAACCGATGGAACCGAGGCGGTTATTCGAATTGATACGATGCTCAATGCTGATCTTGAGATTGGCGATGTTACGGTTCCTGCTTCAACACGGCGGCGGCGGCGGCTTGACCTGTGGAACAACAAGGCATTCACCGCCGTCAGGATAATGCAGGATGATAGCCAGCGATTTGATAAGATAATCGTCCGTGGATCAGGCGTCAAGATATGCGGATCGTGGCGGCATTCAAACTCTGAAATTAGTAAGGGCTGGCTGACAGCGGAGCAGACCAAATATGAAGATGCCGCAAAGAACGAATCCGGCTATAGCGGTTTGTCAGACACCCAAAAAGCTGCACTAAACGATTCGTATCGTGGGACAGACAAATTCAATAAAGTGTTTACCACGTTTCACATTTCTAGTGAATTCGACTGGACACTTGATGGGCAAAAGGCAAATCCGAGGTGGAATCCTGAAACCGCAACGCTCAATACAACGATTAACGCGGCCTACTTCAACACGGGCAAGCGGTTTTTAAACATGATCCCGCTAAAAGAGGGCTGTGATTATTCGGCATATTCGGTCGTTAATAATAACCCGAACAATGACAACGAATTTCGAAGGCCGTTTGTCCTGGCAAAGAATGTCGCTGGCAAATATGTTTATGTCGATAAAATACAGCAGACTCCAGCATCGGTGAGAATGCTTCAGACAGAACCCGGAGTTGTTGTTAAGTTCAATCCAGCGTACCTGTTCAGCGGAACAAGCTGGACGGACGAGATCGGTAACTGGACGGACGATTTTGCCTCTTACGGGCTGAACTATACCGATATGATCCTGACGGCGATGATCGACAGCGATCAGCGGTTTGAGATTATCAAGACGCTTAGCAATTCGGAATTTATGCGGACAAAAATCATACAGGTCAATGATGCTGAATTGTGGTACGTTGTCCCGAATACGATTATTGATGTTGATGCTGCTGGCGGGCTGGTTGAATATGGGTCGGTTAGCGAAATACGCAACGATGCCGCACAGCTTGAAACAGTTCTGGCGTCGGCTGCTGCATGGTATGGGCTAACGCGTTATAAGGTCAGGATCAAAGCTGAAAATGTCGAACCGTTGGTCAACATTGGCGATGTATTAGAATACGCAAAGCCGACTAATCTTGATGGTGAGCTGATAGGTTCAGTGATTACAGCGGTTGGTTATTCGTTTACAGGATCGCAGGTCATGTCGATCCAGACCGACAACGCCGAACTGGACATTGCAGGAATCCATACGTCAGGCCGCAACGCATCGCCGACGATCCCATCGCTTACGGTAGCCGCTCGAGAAATAAATGCTGTCAAGAAAACCGTCAACGAACTTTTGACCGACAAGAACCGAACACCGATCAGGATCGAGGCAGGTGGATCAGGCGGCGGTGGGTCATCCGGCGACACAACGATTCGCAAGGCATACGCAAAGGCTGACGCAGGAACCGGCAAAACTATCACTTGTTATCTGGACACGGACGCGACCGGTGATGAGATTACAGTAAACGTTGAGATCGCAAACGGCGGGGCAAACCTAAACGCTTCCTCTCCACTGCTTGAAGATGGTGATATGATTCATGTTATCAAAGATGGCGTAACATGGCGTGCAGTACAAACGTTTGACGCGACGGGGACGTGCTGATGACTATTAAGCGAGACTCAAGTTTATTGCTTTTAAGGAAAACGGCTACTGGACATTTATGCACTACGTGCTGCGCGGCAGGCGTTCCTGTATATGATTGCGGTGATCCCGACTATGTTACCGTAGTTTTCGACGGCGTTGTTGCGTCAAGCGATCCGGCATATTGCTATGACTATGGAGTTACTCCGCCATTATTAAAGTTGCAATATCACATCGGAACTTTGGTAGATGGTGCCTATGTACTGCCGAGAGTGGAGGCGGGATTATATAAACTGTCCATCGCTACTGACGGACAGACTTGGTATTACGCTTCGGAATATGGTTGGCTTAAAGGCGACTTTACAACCACGGAAATCCAAGTCAGCTATTCATATTCTCCATATACAGGCAAAGGTTTTTTTTCGATAACCGTAACGAAGATAATTGATGCTGTGCCGCCGGGAGAACCACTGCGGCTACTTCAATATTTTTACGTTTGGAACGATTCTTCGTGCTGTTATGTCAGTGATGATATGCCGATGACCCTTAATTTAATGAGGAATCCTAATTCTATACCGACGACCTGTCGATCTGGACCTTCACCAGGCACACCGTCTTGTGAATTCAGTGGAAGTGTTCAGGTCATAATCGAACGATTCTACTTGTGGGACGCGGAACAACATTACAGCACAGGCGTTGTTGTTGCGTGGAAGGGCAGGTTCTATATCAGCATAGCTGACAGCCTGAATAAAGAGCCAACGCTTAACATTGGGACTTACTGGGAATTGTTTGTCTGTGAGGATTAGCATGAGTTGTTGCGGAAAAATTACACAGATTGTGCAAGGTTACGCGGCAGTCGTAACCGGTAAAGAATACGAGTTTTCAGCGGGCAGGATACGCTGCTGTCAAACTTGCGATAAAAACTATTGGATCGGCAAACAGCTATGGTGCTCGATCTGTAAATGTTGGATACCTGCGGCGGCAAGGGCAACGGACAAAGAGTGCCCGCTCGACCGCTGGCCGGACAGAAAAGGAGTTATGAAAAATGGCGAATAAATACTGGTGGGGCGGCGATACAAACCACGCTGGCGATTTTACCTGGGATAACACAAAGCAGGACACAATCGACAACGCGGCAGCGGTTGATAAAACAGGCGGGCTGGTTGGGATACCGATAACCGGTACAATCTTTGCCGCTGGTGATAGCATAATAATTGCCGATACAACCAACTACAACGGAACATACACAGTTGAATCGGCAACGACTGACGAGGTAGTTATCACCGAAACATACGCAGCCGAAACGTTTGCGGGGACTGAAACAGCGACAAACGCGAGGTCAAACTGGCGGTTGGTATCCGATGGAGCAGATACCGAAAAGCCCGCGGATGCTGACATTGTATTCCTGGACAACAGGGCTGCTTTGAACACGACAACAAATAAGCGGCAGTCGCTGAACGTAAATGTCAGCAGTGCTTTTACAGGCACGCCAGATCTTGCCGGCTTTTATCGCAGCCCCAACTTTGACGGCAACATCGGCAAGGACACCGAATATCTGGAGATTCAGGCCGACGGCGATGATATTATATTGCAGGGAGCAGGAACAACTTATCTTAAACTGTCGGCTGGCGTTGACACGGACGCTAACGCCGGTCGGCTTGTTGTTGATAATCCGGCGGGGATAGTCTATCTGGCATCGCTTGAAAATGACGGCACTTACGTTGGTCTGTTCACGCTGATTTTAGTCCGTGCCGGAACGCTTTATATTGATGACGACTGCGCGGTTGGTTCGGTGTACTGTTTGGGAACATCAGCGGTTGTTGTTGCAGGGACAGGCGTAACCAACGCAAAGAACGCCACAAACGCTACGATCATGCAGATCGACGGGAAGATAACCTGGTCATCGCCGTTTGCATCGCTGAATAGTTATGGCGGTTCATTCTACTGGGGGGCCGATGATATGGTTCCTATGGCAGGGATGGACGCAGATATGATAACGACGTATTCAACAGGATCGAGGGTTTACTGGCAAGCATCGGATACGGCCAAATCAATCCTCAAACGATTCATCGCTTATGCTGGGCTTATTGACGCTGGCCGTGCCGCAGGCGCCGGTTACGCCAAAGAGATAGGCAGCGGCACGGAAGTATCGGAGGTATGGCCCGATGCTGTGGTCAACCTGAATAATAATAACCGTAACGTTACGATCGCCGCCGGTTCGGTAATAGAATCTTTTGGCGGAAAACTGACGCCGCCGGCAGGATCAAGTATTGACTGGTAATTATGTTTTTAAGAAAGGGCTTTTAAAATGGATTTAATCCACAAAATAACGAAGTATGTCGACCATAACCGATATGTTGTATTGGCGGTCATTATTACAGCCGCTATTATGATCTTTGGCTTAGGCTGCACGGCGATGACGGCGGCGGTCAGTGATCCGGCGGTTAAGGTTGACCGGATCGGGCTTGACGCTGACATTGCTAATGTCAACCAGCAGCTAACCGGCCAGCGTACCAGGATTGACGCTGACATTGCCAATTATAATGCGGCGGTGGTTGCAACTAATTCCAAGATTGACGCTGCTGTTGCCGACCTAGATCGGCAGGACGCCATCAAAGCAGAGTTGTTCAATCTGGCAGGATCAACGATCACTGCGATTACAACAGGCGGGGTGACTACCGAGGCGGCGATTGGGACGGCGCTTACCGCAGGGTCGCTGCTGTTCGGTATTGGAGCAGCAGCCGACTCCAGACGTAAAGACAAGGTGATTGCAAAACAAAAGCAAATAGCAGTAACAGCAACTGCAACAGCATAACGTTACTGTCGGGCCGGTGAGTCTATCGCGAGGGATTCACCGGTTCTATTTTCTCATAAAATCCGGGTCTACCGATTTTATATTTTTCTTTATATTCTTTGAAATACTTTGTAACTTCACCGACATTGAGGTTTGATTTGGTAAGAGTATACATTGCCATGTCCCAAGCGTAGCCGCTTTCCTTATTCAGTTCGCGTTCTTTTTCAACGATTGCGGCTAATTCCGTGGCGTTTGCATAAACACGATTGTAATCATTTACAAGTTTATCAAATTCGCTTTGATTGATGGTTTTTTTGGTCATTCGACCACCGAAAAACGACACCAAACAGGCAATTGCCACCATTGCACATATTGAGTATTTGTTCTTCATTTTGCGTTTCTCCTAAAAAATTAAAGTTTATGCTTGATCGATTCCGATGTTCAAAGTATACAGATAGCGACACGACAAAACAAGATAAAAATCAGGAACCACGATGATAGAAGAAGCAAAGGATTTTTATACACCCGCCGACATTGCCAGACAATTGAATTGTCATACAATAACAATTCGGCGAATGATCGATCGCAATGATCTGCCGCCGTTGTCGTTTGGTGATCCCAGGGCAAAGCACGGCATAAAGGGCTGGTACAAATCCGATCTTGATTCATTTTTTCAATCCAAACAATCTGTAACGCCGCGAGTAAGCAACGCCGTTGCGAAGTAATGCCGTATGGTTACGACCAGATCATACAATAAACGGCTTAAAATGTCAATCAAATTTATTCGGATTGACCGGCGACGGAAAGTCAAATTAAGGGCTAAAGATGGAAGTTACAAAGGCAATATTTTCAGGATTTTGGGGCTGTTTGGCAACTGCCGGGCCGATACCGTCAACAATTTCCGCAAACGAAGGGAATCTTATGGATAGAGTAGAAAATAGAACTTGCGAAACATGCAGAAATTGGAAGCGAACGGGAGCATGGATCGGACAGTGCCACGCAGAGCCGCCGCGTGTGCTGTGTATCTGCCAGATCGATCATAAGCAGCATAAAAAGAAAACATATTGGCCAACATCATTATATGATGAATATTGCGGCAAGTGGTTACCTCTGCAGCAAACATCAGCAGATACATTTGACACTGTTCGGGGATAGGTAATATGGCTATGGATAGCAAAAAAGGTACATTCTATTATTCATGGGAGCCTGCCGCGTTCCTGGCGGATCACGAATTTGTCATGATGGATTCCGCTGAACGAGGATTGTATTTGACGATTCTTTTATTTCTTTATCAGGAACAAGGCGAGCTCGAAATCAGCAAAAGTCGTCTCAAAAAAATATCAAACTGGAATGAAACTGATCTAAAATGGAAAAAAAGTTTAAAGAATGTGTTGTCTTGTTTCACTGTTCAAACACAGGGTCGATCACTAATTATCAGGAAAAATCGCGTTACAAGAGAAATCGAAAAGGCGCAAAATGCCCGTCAACAAAGAGTTAAGGCCGCAAATGCCCGCTGGAACAACAAGCAGCCGGACGATGCGGACGCATGTGCGGACGCATCGATTTCGCAATGCGAGAATCATGCTAAGGGAATGGAAGGAGAGGGAACGAAAAGAGTGAGTGAAAGAGAGACCGATCGACCGAGTAACCAGCCCCAGATCGACCCGTCCTGGCTGCTGCAAACATTCGACCGCGTTGCCCCACTGCTAAAGCCCAGAGACACCGGTGATCGAACGGTGATTAAAGGCATTATTACGCACGTTGATTGTCTGGTTAAGTCTGGTCGGTACAACGGCGGCTCGTGGGAAATGTTAATCAAGATGGCGGTGGAATCAACTAACAAACAAAAGCCGGTTGCGTATTTCATAGCCGCCGCAAAAAACCATTTCGGAGATTATCGTAATGTTAGTGATTAAACGAAAAACAGGACAATCCGTAAGTATACAACCGCCAGGTCAAGATGAGATTGTTGTTACCGTTGTTGATTGGGATCGCAGCAGTGTCAAGCTGTCGATCACGGCAAACAACGATGTAAGTATCATCAGGGACAATGCCAAAATCAAAACGAAATGACAGCGGCGAGCCGGTTGTTTGCCAACGTTGTAAACGACCGGCGGTCGTGTTGGTCCGTGATTTTATTACGGATAAGGAAACGTTGCCGCGTTGCTGGCATTGTTATTTAGGGCCGGATTTATTCCGGCGGCGGTTTCCGAATGGATTGAAATGCGAATTGAAAGAAGGAAATGGTGATGAAACAATATGAATGGTGCATGATTAAAAAAGGAAATAAAGAAAGGTTAAAATGAATGACTGAATTAGTGTGCAAAGGTGAGCCGATTAAGTTTTTTATACAGGGCCGCCCACGACCACAGCGGCGAGTCAGAGTTGTGCGTGCGATCAATAGCACGAAGTCATTAGCCTATGATCCGTGCAAGGCAGAAAAGCTGGCGTTGGCGGTTATGTCGCAGCTCTATGCCCCGTCAAAGCCGCCTAAGGATTACGTTGTAATAACATTACAGTTTGATTTCATATCATTATCAGGATCGCCTGACCTTGACAACCTTGTCAAGCTCGTAATGGACGCGTATAATAAACTGTTCTGGCACGATGACCGTCAGGTCATTAAGATCATCGCAGCTAAAGCCGCTGGCCCTGTTGAGGCAACATTTGTGCAGGTTCAGTATGCCACCCAGGAAGCAGGAAGCGGCGGCTGTTAAGCTAATCACGGGTCCTTACTGGCGGCAAAGGCGCGGGGTACCGGATGAT